CGTCACCGTTGGCGACGTAGTTGGCCCGCGTCGCCTCGCGGTAGGCGTACAGTTGCGTTGTACGCGAGGTACGCAACGCCCAGGTCAACCCCTGCCCCACCGCGCCGCGCAATTCAGCGGCAATGCGGCGCGGGTTCATGCCCAACGCCAACGATTTCGTCAGCGTCTCTGCCACCAGGTCAGCGACGCCCGGCCCCAGTGCGTCGAGCGATTGGCGCAGAGACGACCCCTCGCTCATAAAGCCCAACAGCATCTCAATTGCTTCGCTGGAGAGCTTGTTCCAGCGGATGCGCACGCCAGGCACAAACGCCCCAACCATCGCCCGCGAATATTGCCCGCCCAGGTCAATCGAGCGGAAAATGCCCTCACGCAGATCGCCTTCCATGAAAGTCGAGAAACGGCTCACCTCAAGCTCAATCTGTCGCTTCAAGTCCTTCAGCCGCCGCAGTTTGACTTTCTTCCAGAGCGAAACATTTGGCGTAGCCTCCAACTCCAACGTCAACGCCTCAATTTGCGGCAAAATCTGCTGGTAGACACCACCATAGGCGCGCACCAACCGCATGGCTGATTGCCGTTCATTCGCCAATATCCGTTTGCGGAATTGCTCAGCCACCTCAAGCGGAGTCGCCAATCATCTCCTCCAGGTTAGCCAATATTTGCCGGCCATAATCGGCAGACGACTGTTTGGCCGTTGCAGCATAGTCGTCACCGTACTGGTCAATCTCATACTCCAGCCGCTCAATCGCAAAATCAGGAATGAGATGACCAATCCGCCGATGCTGAAACAGGTGTTCTAGCATCTCACGGCGAGACGCAAAACGCTGCACCCGCCGGTCGTTCAGCTTGCACAGGTCACAAAACAAGTATTCGCCGTCGCCCCAGATATACACGTCACTGAACTCACCAAACCGCGCGTAACTCATCTCATACCGCCCCTCGCTCAAAATTGCGCAACAGAATCTCGCCCAGATTGGTCTCGTTCTGCCCAACCTCTGCCATGCGTTCCTCAATCTCATCGTGGTCGTAGCCGAGCTCTTCACGCGCCGTCTTCAGGTCAATAATCTTGGCCTCCAACCGCCGCAACACAGTTTCAGTTCGTTCCTGGACGCTCTCAGGTAAGATGTCGCTCCAGATGACCTCTATCGTCTGCGGCGCGGCGACGCCCATCACCGTCAGGATATGCCGACACAGCCGCTCCAGGCCGTCGCTGTACAGCGCGCGCTTGGTCTCAGTCTTCTTCAACGCATCAGTGAACATCACCCGCAAACCGAAATTCGTCAACGCGCCCACTTTGTCCTTCAGAGTACGCGGGTCAATCATCCGCACACTGTGCCAAATCTCCTCATCGAGCATCTCCATAAACCGCGCCGATGAACTCAGGTCGCTCTGCATCTCCAAGTTGAACAGGTCAACCTCGCCGCGCGGCTTGTTTATGGTGTACAGGCCACCGACCTCAGTCGTGACCACCTCGCCAGCGTCGAAGCCGATCCCCACCGTCTTCGGGCTGGCATGGTGCATGAGCACCAGGTTGAAATTGCTGGCGACAAAATTCAACGCCGCGTTGAGGCGCACCGCTGTTGACACGTCGTCATAGCCGTAATAGCCAAACGGATTGGGCAGGTTCTGCCAATCCACCAGCGGCGCAGACTCCAGGTCAAGCGGACGTGGCTGGCCGACCAGTTCCCATTTCGCTCCGTAGCCGCCGCGCGTGGTATAGACCGCTTCCCACCACTCGCCTTCTACCTGGTGGTCGAATTGCCCATTGGCGAAACGGCCTTGCACATAATCAATGCGCTTGCCCGGCCCAGTCTCATTGACCTGATATTGCAGACGATACCACAGCACCCGCTTATAATCGGAGACATCCCAAAACACGGCACAGGTTTCTGGGTTCAGGTTGGTGATGAGCGGGGATCCGTCAGGCTGTGGCTCAACGCGCACGAAAACGTGACCAGCCAACGCACCAGTGAGAGCGATGTTGTACAGCAAACGGTTTTTGTGGTTGTCCAACCACACCTGCGCCAACACGTCGTCAGTGGTGTCCTGTTCATCATCGCCACCAGAGTCGAACTCAACGCCGTCGCCCAACAGGAAGCTAACCACGCGGTCGGCAACCTGGCCGATTTTCGGAAAAAGCACGTTGGGATTGACGCCATCCTGCCCGACCTTCAGCGGCTCAGGCATAGCCCCATTGTAGTAGTTCCAGTTGCGCCTGATACGCTGGACGCGCTCGTTGCGTTCAGCCTCGAACGCCGCTTCAATGTCGTATAGCTCAGGGCCCTCAAACAGATATTGCGTTACACCAGGCATGGCAATTTCACCCGTAGAATGGATTGCGCGCCGCGCTCAACTTGGCGACGCCGCGGTCAATGTACATCACGGCATAACGCAGCGCGTCCATCGCATGGTCATTGATTTTTTCCGGCTCGTCTTTCACGCCCTGCTTGCCCTCACGCCAAACATAGCTCTCTATCTCAGCCAACAGATTGACACACGAGGGCGAGATGGTGAGCCGCGGGCGTCCATCGCCGGCGCGGGCCAGGCGCGCCTTGACGCGCTGAATGCCGTCGTGGACGGCGTTGTCCGCCTCTCGGACGGGCAGATGCGCATTGCGCATCTCGGCAATCAGCCCCGCCGCGCTGGGATCAACCAGCATCATCTCAAAACGGTATTGGTCATGCAGCGATTTTGCCCTTGCCACTACATCTCCCTGCAACACCCGCCGCCGGTAGAATTCCTCAATCACGTGTGCACGCCCATCAGAATCAATACCGATGACCAGAATCACCGCCGGGTTGGTGTAGCCTTCATCTACACCGGCCACCACACGGACAAAATTCGGCGGGCCCGCAGCCACATGCACGCTGCGCTCGAATTCCTCATAAACCAGGCCCTCAAACGAAACAAATTCACCTTCCAGTTCCTGCCTGGCAAATGCGCCAGTATAGGCTGCCTCTAAGCTGGCAATGAACTCACGGTCGAGATACGGATTGTCTCGCGTTTTGGCGCGGAACACCGTCATCTGATCCTGTCGTTCAAATAACCAATTCCGACCTTTCGGCGTGGTCGTCACCCAACATGGCCCAGCCTGCCCGTCGGCGCGCAGACGGCCAATGACAATCTCCCACGTTTCCGGCGCAATCAACGCTGCCTCGTCTATGTAGGCCCAATGCAGGTTCGGCCCGCGCAGCCTGTCCGGGTCATCGGCACTGCGAAACAGCACCTCGCTGCCATTGCACATTTCGGCAATCATAACCGTTTTGTGCATATCCCTGACCATATCGCCCGCCATGTCCAGGAACGTCCGCAGTGTGGCGTCACGCAGCATGGGATACGTCGGGGCGACAATCATGCCCAACGTGCGTGGCCTGGCCAGGTTGACAATCGCCTTCGCACAGCCAGCATAGGTCTTGCCAGAACCGATGCCACCGATAAACGCCGTAAACCTATCCGCGCATTGCACGAACTCGGCTTGTGTTTTGTAAAGTTCGATCTTTCGTTCAATCGTCTTTGGTGACAAACTTCACCACAATCGGGCTGCCTTCAGCCCCAGTGATTTCGGCGCGTTCAATGTAGCCGCGGTGTTTGGCCTGCGTTTTCAGGAAGAAACAAACGGCCCACGCTTCGCCGTCAAGCGCGGCTTTGTAGAGCCGCGATTCCACGTTGTCAATCATGCGTTCACGTTCATCACGCAGTGCGGCCTCGATAGACGGATGTTTTTTGATGTAGTTATAAATAGTCTGACGCGAACAGTGCATGGCTTGAGCAACCATGGCGATATTGCCATTGAACCGCGCGATCTCCTGGATTATTCGGTCTGCACTTAGTCCGCTATAGTCCGCCATTTTTAACTGTCCAGTCCGTCAATAAAGACTAGCCTTACTCGACATTCTTCTTGGCATGGGCCTCGATCCGTGTCGTTTTGATGTTCACGTCGTGCAGCGTCGCCGCCATCACGTTAATCTTGTCCTCAATCTCGTCCACGTGCCCCTCATGTTTGCGCAGCGAATCGCACATCTCCTGGCTGCGCGCCTCCGCGTCCCGAAAGGCCCGCGTGTTGTTCTCCACTACCACAATCAGCCGCTCCAGCAACATGGCATAGCGGTCGTTCGATTTCTGGAGCGCGATCCAGAACAGCCATGCCATGTAGAGCACAAAGGGCAGCAGACCAAGGTTGATGATGTCTTTAGCTTCCATGTCCACATGCTACCTGATTTTTACCGGCTGTTTGGTCATCAGTCGCAGCAGGATATTGATCAATGTCACAACAACAAGCGCATAGCTTTCCAGATTCGGGTCGCGTTCAAAGCCAACGAAGCCAAACTGATTAGCGACCAGGACAACGATGGCCAGAACGTTAAACCAGAACGTTTTACTCAGAAAGATGCTTTTCGTATTCATGTCTACCTCCGCACAATGAACAAAATAAAACGCCCGGGTTTCCCATGTGAAACCAATTCACACGAGGAAACCCGGGCGGCAAACTCCGGACTCACCGTATTCAACTGAACGTATTATACACTATTTTTGTCGAGATTGCAAGACCTTTTCAATCAATTTTTTCAAGGCAATGCTGGACAATGACCAGGAGAAAGACTCGCCACAGCACGCACACGACCCATACCAGGCGCGGCACAAAGCGTGGCCCATGCGCAACAGTTGCACGCCGTCAACCTCAACAATCTCGCCAATCTCCGCCCCACAGCGGGGGCATTTCACGTTTTCTGGCATGGGTCGTCTTTCCCCTCCTTTGCTTGCGCCAACTAATATTGGTTTCTGCTCCAGGTAACAACCCAGCTATCGTGCTGGGGCGTTACCGTTCTCCTGCAAATTCATCGGCATCATCACCGCCACGCAATCCTCATCGCTATCTGGTCTGACCACCAGCGGATGCGCTCCGCTGATGAACTGCAACAAAGCAAACTCGGCGTCCAGGGCGGCCAAAGCGTCCACCACGAAATCGACATTGACCGCCAGTTGCACCGGCTTGCCTGTTACCTCGGCGTCTACCACGCTGCGGCTGTCGCCTGATTCACTCGTCTCGCTGGCAACGACAAACTGCTCAGGGCCAACGTCTAGCTTGAGCGCGTTCCTGGCTTCGCGGGCGAACACACGCATCAGGCGGGCCGCGTGCAGGAGCTCTTCACGTTTTACGCGCCCCTGGGTATCATACGTTGTAGGGATAACTTGGTCTACGTCAGGGAATTTGCCCATAATGAGTTGTGACAACACTTCCAATGAATCGTTGGAAAATAATATCTGCATCGTTTCGGTAATAGATGTAATAGGCGTTGAAAACACTACGTCGTCACTCTGAAACGCTGACAGCATAATAGCTGAACTAGCGGGAATAGTCGCCTCGAACTCAGCGTCATTCGAGATAACAACCGAAGCCGTTGCCAAGCGGAAACCATCAGCCGCAGCCATGCGCAATCGCTTTTCGCGTTGCTGGACGTGCACGCCAGTCAGGATAGGGCGGGTCTGGTCAGATGCTGTTGCGTAAATCACGCGCCGGGCAACCTGGTTAACTACACCGGCGTTGATGCGGCACAATGGCGTAAACTGTTCAGGCCAGGCGGGAAACTCCGCTGCATCAATGATGGGGAAGCGAGCTTGATTTCGTTCGCATTTGACGACCAGCGAATTTCTATCTGTACGCATAGTTACCACATCGCCAATGGTCTGTTGAATAAATTCAGCAAATGGCAAACCAATGCACAGGCTGCCAATTTCGCTGACGTCCGCCGATACGGTCTGCCTGATATACTTCTCCAGATCGGTAGCGGCCAAACGCAGCATACCGGACTGCGCGGTCAAGTTGAATGTACGCAGCACGGGCAGCGCACTACGGGTAGGGATAGCCTTCCCTACCAACTTCAAGGCTTTGAGCAATTCATTTCGGTTGATGGTCAGTTGCATGTTCGTCTCCTTTCATGCTAAATCAATAGGAAGTTTCAATTGTGCTTGTGCATCAGTAATGCGTTTTTCAGCAATTCTGAAATAATTTTCATCAATTTCAATTCCAATAAAATTGCGACCCATTTGCACACAAGCAACACCAGTAGAACCAGAACCCATAAAGGGATCAAGAACAGTAGCACCTGGTAATGATAATAAAAGAACAAGGCGATTCATTAACTCAATTGGTTTTTCGTTCGGATGATTTCTATTTTTGCTATTGAATCCATAATTAGATTGATGATACATCCAAACATCTGTACATCGGCGTCCTTGGGGATGTCTCAATTTTTTTCCGTGACAATGCAGTCTTTTGCTCTTAGGGTCTTCTTTTCTAGACTCGCCAAAATAATATTTTGCTATGTACGCGCTATCTTTGGAGAAAGGCGAGTAAGGTTCTCGAACCGCTCCACTGTTAATTTGTTTCAAGTTTTTTCCCCAAATAGCAATATTTTGCTGAATACGACTTAAACCTGGAGTAATGATAATTGCGTTGTAATGATACCACGTTATAAAACCAATAAGCTTTAACCCATCGAAATATTTATGCCAGTTGAAAAGTTGATTAGCATATCCAAACATAGCTATCGGCCCTGTGGGGACTAACCTTCTAATCACAGAAAACCAATCTGATGATATTGAGTTGTCAGTGGGGTAAGTGCCTGTTCCAAAAGGTGGGTCCGTTATCACCACGTCTACACTTTTCAATGGCAACGCTTTCATTATTTCCAAACAATCGCCGCAAAACAATTGAACATCATTCATCCTTCTCACTCCACAATTCGATTTGACCATCCTCAACTCGTTTCCGCCGTCGCGTCTTGGCGGCGTGGTGGGCGTGCAGTTTGGCGTCATAGCGCAAATGACATCGTTGACACAACGCCGCCAGGTTGCCAGCCTCATTGTTTCTCACGTCGTGGTCAAGGTGCGCCACGGTCAGCACCACCCGCGCTCCGGGCACGGGATGCGGCTTGCGGTTCTCCGCACCACACCACTCGCAGGCGTACCCGCTCGCTGCAAAATCGCCGCGCGGATGTCACTCCAGTTGGCCGGGTAGCGGCTGTAGTCAATTGGCATTGTCTAACCTCTCGAACACATTCATTTCCATCAGCACCAAATCATGCTTACATCGCTGCCCAACCTCGTGCAGAATTACAATGGGCAGCGTATCAGGCAAAGCGTTGCGCGTGGCCTGGTCAAGAGCGGCACGGAGCCAGGTAGGTAAACGCTTACGTGTCTTTACCTCTATACTATACTTACCTGTTATCACGTCGGGGACGCCCTGTCCGCGTGGCCCGCTGCGCTGCGAACCGAAGCGTCGAGCGACGCGCCGTTCAGTTGCTTTCCAGGTCGTGTCGCTCATCCAGGCACTCCAGGTGGACGTAGTGACCAGGCGTCGGGGCGGGCCAGCCATGCACAGGCTGCCCGCAAACCTGGCAATTAGTGGACAGCGGGCCGCGAGCGTCGTGAATGAAATCACGGCCACATTCACGCGCGCCGGCGACGCTGAATTGCCGCGCCAGAGACTCAA